TTTCTGGACCCGCTATTTGGGATACTACTCCTATCTCTTTAACCACCACATCGTATGTTGGCGAAATCCCAACGCGACGTAAACCGTAGAGGTTTACATACATGTCGAGGTATTACGGACATGGAAGTGGTGGTCGCTTAGATAGAAGTACCCGCGATGCATCGTAAGATGCTGATTGCCACATGTTGTGGCTAACCACTACAACTTGGAGGTAATTGATGCGCTACCGTGAAACGGTGATTGGAGGTTACACAGACCCAAACTACTTATATAATAGGAACACCGTGTCGTGTGGCGGCGCCTGGGGGAGTGATTCCCTTGTGGCAACGACATACACCGGCTCTTATTTCCATAAGTGGATTAAGGACGTGCAAACTCCAGGGTTTTCTGCGCTCCGCAAATGTGGGAACGTCCTGCCCATCAACACTGTTGACATAAGGCGTTTTGAGGATGAGAAGGTCAGCGGCATCTATCATGGGCTATCAAGAGGTGCGTGCGCTACCTGGACACAGGAAGCTCACGGATCCCTATATAGCTCTCATACAGATGCAGTTGAGTCTTTTCTACCCTTCGAACCGTCTTATGACGATAGTGAGCTCGTATACCTCGTTAACCGAGCGGTTGCAAACGTTCGGGCTGCTTCCTTAGACGTGGCGACTAATTACGCGGAGCTTCACAAAACAGCAAACGTTTATCGTTCTGTTGTTCGTGACGCTTCTCGTCTTGGTCGTCGTGCTATGGCGCATGCTCGAGCTAAGTACCCCCGCTTAGATTGGAGTGATACCAATCTTGTGAGTAAAGCTTTTAGCTCACAGTGGCTTAACGCTCGTTACGGCATCAGACCCTTGGTTTACACTCTCGAAGATTCTTTGAACGCTTTAACAAAAGCGAACAGAGGGTTCAAGAAGAGTAAATCAGTGTCTGTCCACCCAATCAATCTCTCAGCAACGTCTATTAATGACGATGGCGGAGGCGCTAGGTATACCACTCAAGGTACACTTACTGGCTCCGTGACTCTGAGAGGATTCGCGATGGCCTGGTCAGATAACTGGTCGGATGATTGGGGGTTTGACCCCCTAGTCACCGGCTGGGAACTGCTAGGTTATTCGTGGATATTTGATTGGTTTGTAGATGTCGGCTCTTACCTTCAAGCTATCACTCCATTTGCACACTTAGAGACCGTTAGTGGCGTTTCTGTCAAAATCGACGTTAGTCGACTCGTCAGAACGTACTATAATCTCTACGACGCTGGTGGAGTGACGCGACAAGGTGAGGGTTACATAGGGACAAGAACGTCTCGAGTCCAGCGCTACTCGCGTTGGGCTCAGGGACCATCCTTGCCGGTTTGGAACCCCCGGCTCACACCCACGAAGCTTCTTGATCTGGCTTCCCTTGCTTTGTTAGGCAAGGCCCAGATTAAACAGCTTCAGTTTAGGAGATAGCCAAATGGCTGTTACCGTAGCGAACGTTGGCGGCACCATGACTGGTGGTTCAAACGTTGTTCTCACTCATCAGAGTAATCCTCTGGCGGGCAAGGCATCGTTCTACACGCCTGACAATACGCGGCTCACGCCGCGGACTGTCGACTTCCTGACGTCACCGGCAGCAACTACATCTAAGGATCCGGGCGTAGCTCGTGGTGGTTTAAAGATCACCATGGGCGACCGCACGACCGAAGAAGGTTGCTGCACTGTGCAGCAGGGCAATGTCATCATTGATGTGGGCGTCCGTTGGTCTCTCAACCAACCGGAAGCTCTAGTCGACGATGGAATTGAACTGCTTCAGGCTCTTGTCTTCTCAACTGCGTTCATCGATGCAGTTAAGAAAGGCAATCTACCGTCTTAATCGGCTGTAGACCCCACTTCGGAATTTCTCCGACGTGGTTTTCACTCACTTATGAGGTGTTATTCTTATGAGCAAAAAGGATTTGAATCCTGTAGTGACTACAGCCCTCGAGCTGGCAGATACGTGGACCATGTCCGTTCCTCTTCTTAGAGACAATCCCAAGATCCTATCCATTCTCTCGGCATTTCGCCGGGGTGAGGTAGGCTTAGGGTTTCGTCTCCTTGAAGAGGTAGCCCCTGAGTACGAGGGCGATCGGGAGAGCTTCTTCATCTTTAGGCAATTTTCCGGATTAATCCGGAAAGTCCCGTTCAAGAAGACTGACATCAATCGGCAGCATGCCGCGTTGACTAAGTTTCTCTTGACGGAGGCCCGGATGAAGAGAGTTAACAGGAGGATTAAGCATTATCTTGTCGAAAGACCGGATAGGCTTGATCCAAGTCTGTTCCTCTCCTTATGGACAGCGAAGAAGTATATCCGTAACGTGCTTGGCCGTTTAACTACGGCTAAGTACAGGAAGATACTTCACCTTTCGCGTCCTGGACCTGGTCTGTCTATAGGTACCTGGAATAAATACAGGACGAGTGGCGTATACAAATACGTTGCCACGTCTCCAATGTTTACTCCGGGCGCCAGGGGAATCGCCATTGACTGGCTTCGCGAGAACGTCAAACCTTGCATCGAACATGCAGAGTGGGCGGGCTCGAGTCGTTTGTCAGTGAGATTCCCTATAGACAATTGGTGCGTAGCTGGTAACCGAATAACGTTCGTCCCTAAAGACGGACGTTCCCTTCGCAGTATTGCCGTGGAACCCGCCCTTAACGTGCAAGTGCAGTTAGGAGTACATGAGTATCTCCGAGCTTTATTTGTACGTAAAGGTGTGTGTGACCTTGGAGATCAAAGCCAGAACCAGATGCTGAGCTATATCGGCTCAGCGTCAAGTGATGGTCTCGATCCCTTAGTCACCCTTGATTTAGCCTCCGCCTCTGATTCAGTTTCGATTGAATTAGTGCGATGGCTGCTTCCAAGTGATTGGTTCGGTTTGTTGGATGCTCTTCGAAGTACGGAATTCTCCCTTAAATCGGGGGCGTTCTATAAATCGGAGAAGTTCTCCACCATGGGCAATGGCTTCACTTTTGCTTTGGAGTGTCTCATTTTCAAAGCGTTGGCTGAAGCGGCTGTCGCTCACTGTAAGACCACCGGTATCACCTCTGTTTACGGAGACGATATCGTGGTCCCAAGGTGCGCGGCAGCTTATCTCATCGAATTGCTCACGTACTGTGGTTTCAAAGTTAACACTGAGAAATCGTTCGTATTTGGGCCGTTTCGTGAGAGCTGCGGTACCGATTGGTACAACGGTAGTTTCGTTACACCCGTGTACGTTAAGACTGAAAACTTAACGGCAATGGACTGTAATAGAATCTACAACACGTTCCCCTCGCTCCCGGGCAGAGGTGCAGTTCGAGACTTCCTTCTTCGCAAGTTGAAGGAGGCCTCGGCACTACATTTCTGTTTGGAAAACGAGGATGCGTCATCAGGGATTTTCACCACCATCGAGTACCTTAAAGGTATTCGCAAAGCGAAGTGGAATGCCGCATTGCAGACGCACACCTACCGTAAGCTGACTTTAGTGTCAGCCCAAGATAATGTGTGCTTACCGCAATGGAGGTATTCTCAAGCTTTGCTTGGTGGCGGAGACCCCTCGTTGAGGGATGTCACAAGCGCAAAGTTAAGATGGACCTGTCATGGAAGGATCCCGAAGCAATGGTTTAATCACCATTTCCCAGAGATTATCTATGACTGGACCCCGTTTGAGGCTATGCGTGACAGAGCGGTTCCCGG